GCCAGATGTAACCCCTTGGTCAGATGCGGCTCAGGCAACCGATTGGGCTGAGGTATTTATCGCTTCACTAGTAGACCCTGAAAGCGAGTTCGTGGCAGGTAATTCACCCGATACTCACCCTGCAATTCGCCCAGAACCAGAACCAGAAGAAACCCCTGAGTAATGGCAGAAGAAGGCACATCCGTACGCATTACTAACGCACAAGTTTATGAGAAGTTGATGGAAGTCAACGAGAACCAAATTGAAATGTTCGCAGAGCTACGGGGCTTGAAGTATCTCCCGGAAAAGGTTGCCAACATGGAGACTCGACTATCCAAAGTGGAGCTAATTGCTCGACTTGTCTACGGTGTCTATGGTGCAACACTGGGAGCAGTGGCAGTCGGGTTAGTGAGCGTGCTTCGTGGGTAAGAAATACGAGCCAAGGAAATCAAAGTGAGTCGCTTCTCTGATCGCACTGCCGATTGGCGTCTTGTGTACGACGCTAAATACATAACCTCGCACTATGGCGAGATGAGCCAGTATCGCAAAGCAAACGGTATGCAACCGCACTCAGGAACTGATTGGGCAAGACGGCGAGGCACACGCATACCAGCTATTGCCAAAGGCACGATTCGGTTGATTCAGTTCTCAGAAGTCTTAGGTTGGGTTGTCGTGCAAACGGCGATGGATAAAGACGGCGTTGTTTGGTACTTGGGTTACTGCCACATGGATTCTAAGCCAGGCTATTCAGTCGGGCAGAAGCTCCGCAAGAGTCAGACAGTCGGACTGCTTGGCAACACAGGGCAATCCTCAGGCCCTCACGTCCACGTCACAGCCTCGAGAACGCTCAAGGGCGTGTTCGGTGTCACCTCAGACAAGGTTGACGTTTACAAGCTAATACTGGCAAACCTTAAGCGACCGGCAAGAGAGGTTTGCGAATGTTGCAAAAGACCCTTGTGAAGATGTTTGACGGTGTGTTCTTTCTAAAGGACGAGCCAGACTCTGCAACCGGTGCAAGCTGGAAGTTCCGTCGGAAGCTAATCTTCGGATCGTATCGACTCGGCTTTGCGATGATAATCTTCGGTGCTGTGACGTTCTTGGTTGACCAGTGGGGCGTTGGGGTTACTTTAATAACTGGGGGCGTATCGCTTATCTCAATAATCACAACGGCGTACACTGTAAGTGCATCATGGCAAGACGGTAAAAACAATCAAGATTGGACCAATGGAGATGTTTAGTTTAGGATTCTGGCAGTTTGCCGGAGAACGTGCAATAAAGACCTTTGCTCAAGCAGGAGTCGCTTTTTTAGGCGGCGGAACTGTAGGGCTGTTTGCAGTTGACTGGGTTGGCTTTTTTAGCATTGCACTCGGATCAGCACTACTATCAGTGCTAACTTCTATCATTACAAAGAAGTCACTCTAGCCTTATTCGCCTTACGCAGCCTACCGCGCTGCCTAGAATTTAGTCCACCCCAAATACCGTGCTGCTCGTTATTTATCATTGCAAACTGCAAGCAGAGCATCTGCACAGGGCAAGCCTTACATAGCATAACTGCGCTGTTCTTGTTTGGGCTTGAAGTGCCACCTTCTGGAAACCATGCCTCTGGATCTGTCTGCTGGCACGCTGGTGAGCCTGTTGCTCGGATGCCTTCTCCGAGTGCTGTTAGTGCTTGTTCTGAGTTCATGGTGAAACACTAATCAGCACAGTGCAATAAAGCAAACTGGAAAGCGTGCTAGTATGGTGAGTACAAGGCCGCATAGTCCAATGGTAGAGACAGCCCCAATACGGGTTGAAGTCTAGGTTCGATTCCTAGTGCGACCTCTAAGGAAAATATTAACGCCGCACTGTCTCTTGAGCAATCAGGAGGTGGTGCGGTTGTCTTTAACTATCTTTCGTCGGGCGATGTGCCGCCCCAAATACCATGCACCTGGTCAGTCTCGACCGCATACTCATAGCACTCTGCGATTATCGGGCATGAGTGGCAAAGCGCTTTAGCTGCCTTAGTTGCAGCCAATCTTAGTTCTGGTGTATCTAAATCTTCAGGGAAGAACAGGTCGGGTAAACGCTCGCAAGGCACGCCACCTTCTTTGTGGATGCTTTGTAACAGTTTGATGTACCTAGTTGTAATCTGTCCGTTGCTCATAGTAATGTTCACAATACCAACAAAAGGAGATAAATATGGAATTTTATGCCCCTAAGCGTTTGAACGGCGCAAGGTTACTCGGCATATACGCCCCAGGAAGCCCTGAGTGGCACGCTGAGCGGTCTTTAGGTGTCGGAGGTAGTGAAGTAGGCACAGTGCTTGGTTTGAACCAGTGGGAGAGCGCCTATGCCTTATGGGCGAAAAAGCTCAACCTGATCCCGTCAGAGATAAAAGAGAACTGGGCAATTCGGTTCGGTAAGGCATTTGAAGCTCCGATTCTAATGTTGTGGGCAGAGGAACACCCTGACTGGGAAGTCTTTGAGACTGGTACTTATGCAGACGAAGATTGCGACTACCGACGCGCTAACCCGGATGCCATCGCCCGTCACCGAGAAACTGGTGAGCTTATGGTGGTTGAGGTAAAGACGGCACGAATGAGCTGGGACGAAGTGCCTAGAGCGTACTTAGCGCAGGTGCAGCACTACATGGGCGTGCTAAAGATACACAAGGGCATCATCGTTGCGGTGGCAGGAATGACTTGGAACGAATACGAAGTGCCTTACAACCAAGAACTTATTGACGTGCAAAACGTCGCACTAGAAAGATTCTGGAATTCAGTCAAGTCTGAAACTAAGCCTGACTGGGATGGCTCAGAGTCAACTTACAACGCCGTGAAGCACATGAATCCTGGACTAAACGACCTTGAGGTTGAGATAGGCGATTTAGGGCAAGAGCTTTATCGAGCGCAGATTGCGACCGACGAAGGGTACAAATACTTGATGTTGCTCAAATCTAAAACCTTAGATACTATGGGTTCTGCCAAGCACGCATTGGTAGGCGAAGTGCGAGTGGCATCACGACAAATCAGAGCCGGAACCCCGACACTGACCGTAAACAAGAAGGCAAACCTATGAGCGAAGAATCAGAAACAGAGCCTCTAGAGATAGGGCTTGGAAGCTATGTCGGACTTAGTAAAGGCGACACTGTAATTCAGGGAATGGTTGACGGCATAAAGCTGTCGGAAGGAATCCTAGAACGCATCTCAATGGAAGAAATAGAAATGTGGTTCTACATGGATGCGGGATGGCAGTTCATGCGGATAGATGGGCGCGAAGATGCCGAAATTTGATCTATCTAAATACGCAACAGTTGCAGAACGATTGCAGATGGTCTACGAAGAATACCCAGACGCAAGAATGGTAACTGAGAACCTAACAACCACTGCCGATCGTTCGGTGTCAACTTGGGTTGTCAAGGCGTCTCTTTACCTTACTGCTGGCGACCAGGCAAACGACTTGCCTAAAGCTACTGGACACGCTTTTGAAGTGGACGGTACTGCTGGTGCAAACATGACTTCAGCCCTTGAAAACGCAGAAAGCTCAGCTTGTGGACGTGCGATGGCCCTCGGTGGTTGGTCCGGCGATCGGACCTCTCTTGCAAGCAGGACGGAAATGGAAAAGGTTGAGCGCGGAGTGACGCCTAAACCAAGCCTTAGAGACTATGAAGCGGAAGCATCTAAACTTACAGATGTAGAAGGATTACGCTGGCTCTATGCACAAGCAAAGGGCGAAGGTGCGACAACGCAGGTACTAGAAAGGCTGGCTGACATTGCAGGATCTTTCGGTGCTAAAGGCGAAGATTCGGGAGACCGAGGAAGCGTACCACGTGGCTCGAAAGCTGGGCAGGCATGAACTTGCTAAGTTTTGGAACAACGAAGTCATTCATTATTTGTTGGTGCTAAGTGATTCACTCAGAGATAATAAAGGCAATAGCGGACCTAACGGCGGAAAACCGTAAGGGATCTGAAGCTCTCTACGAATGTGAAGTTCAACTAGCAATAGCAGAAAACGAGCTAGACCTAATTGAGCAGAAGGCGTTTATACGGGCTGAAGGCACTGTGGCGGATAGAACTGCCCTTTCACGCTTAGAAGCCGCTGACGCACGCTTACAGCGCGATTTACGCAAGGCTGAGGCTAACCGAGTCCGTGTAAAGATTCGGTCACTGGAAAGCGCACTCATGGCGACAGCCACTCAAGCCAAGCTAATGCAAGCTGAGACGC